GGTTTGGGTGCTAAGACTCGGTTAGCCCAATCCTCAGTGCTGTCATTATCGGCAGAGTACTCTCTCTCCTCAACAAGCTCCCATACCTCTCCATCCACTTCCTCCCCGTCAAGGTTTCCAAGGACCTCATTGAGCACCTCATCACTTACATCCTCTTTCTTGAGCTGTACAGGTGCAGGCTTCAATCCTGCCAATGCTCTTAACTCATCGGATGTCATGGCCTCAAGTACTTTAGCACTTACATTCGGTGTCATTTTATTGAGTGCATCCGATATCTTAGTTATCTCATCAGCAGTAGTCAAGTCACCGCTTTGGTCTAATGGGTTCAATGTCTCAAAATATAGCTTCAAAGCAATCCCATTATAGGCAAGTATCTTATCAAAGGCATCAAGCATGACCTCCTGCAATGGCACAATCACCATGTTATTGAACAGGATAGCACTATTTTTCAGCTCATCTGCATTGGATCCAAAGCCTGTGGTAGTAGCAATACCAAAGAGCAGTGGTGATGTCACGTTGTGACCTATCAATATCTTGCGTACACACTCCTCACTGAGATACTTGTATAGCTCGGGTGCCTGCTGTACCGGCATATTTTCAATGGTGGCAGCAGTCTCTTTGTTTTGGTTGAAGGATACCACAATCTTATCTCCACCTGGTCCTGTGAGCTTGTTCATCACATCACTCTTAATCTGCTGTTGCTGTTCCTCCGATGGTACCCCATTGTTGAAGTTAAGAATAGTGCTCGGTGAAAAGGAGCTCTGTACCAGGTTAATCATGTAGTCACTTGTCTCCTCCTCCAATACTGCATAGGGTAGTGCACCTTGGTAGTCAGGGTAGGCATAGTACTTCATCCCCACTGAGTAAGGCTTGACAAACAATATCTCAATGTCATCCTTGGAGGTGCCGAAGGCACTGTATCTTGTTGGTGGGTATTTCTTTACCTCAGCCCAATTATCGGAGTAGTAATACCCTTCAATCTCCCCCTCCTCATTGCACTTCTCAGCTCGTAATAGTTGTACCGGTATGTGGTATGCCTTAGCTATTTTCTTGTGGTCCTTGGTGTATAGCACTTGGATAGCAAACTGCCCTAACATCTTAAAGTCAAGGGCCATTTTTCGCACACACTCCTTATCAAAAAGAGCAATCATCTGTGCATACTCATTGGGCTTCTTGCCTGCATCCAATGCTCTCAACCCTTTGCCGTATACCAATCGTGCTATGTTGTTGATCACTGCATTGTTGGTGGTGCTGTTGATGTATCTATCAAGCAACCACTGGTAATGTAAATTGTTCTCCCCGTACTCCACCCAATTATCTCGTTTACTCTCTTTGATAACAGGTGGCTCATAGGCCGCTAAATTAACTATGTGGATGTTGTTCATATCAGTACATTAAAAAGTCATTAGCACTGCTTGGAGCTACGTAGGCAGAGCTGTTGGGTGTATAGTTAGCAGGTGCTTGGTCCGTGCAGAATAGTCTATCTCGGTACACTTCCACTCCTGCATTGTCTTTCAATATCAATCGATAGTAGTGCCCCTCTTGACATGGGAACACTGCCTCAATCTCATCGGTGTAGTCACCAGGTGTATAGGTTGTAATGGGTACAGCTACCTCAACATTGGTGCTCTCATCTGTGAGGTGCATGGTATCTACAGTACTTTCTCTTGGGATAAAGTAGATAAATTGGTCATTGACATTATCGGTGGTAACTACCTGCATATATATATAACTCACCAAGTTGTAAATTGTTGCCAAAAAAGAAAGGGGAGCAATGTGCCCCCCTTCTCAGTTGATATGGTATACTATTAAGTAGTAACCAAAGTAGGTGAACCTAACAAGGTAAGTAGGTCAGCCTCAGTATTACAGTCAAGGAAGTTAGCAGGCTTCTCCTCCATGGCTTCAAAAGTAATTTTGTAACCATTGAAATCACCATACGCAATCCCACTTTCAACACTTCCTGCAGTTGCATCACATCCTCTGTAAAGACCTGCTAAAAAGAATTGGTTTCCGTTGGTACGTACAATGATGTGCGGACGGCCATAAGCTAAGATTTTGAACTGCTTGTGGAACACAGGGTCTTGTCTCTTCAATTCGATAGTCAATGTCTGAGTGAAGAAAGTAGTACCATTGTCACGGGATGTGTTAACTGTAGTGTTAAATCCGTTGTTACCTTTAAGCTCATACTTGTAGATAGAGGACAAAGCAGGCAAAGCAATTGCTGTGATTTGGTCCTCAAAACCTACAGTAACATCATAGGTAACGTCACCTGATGGAGATGGGTCTGGATCAAAAGTACCGTAGTTGATTAGATATACCGCCTGAATACCTGAGATGCTATCCTTGCATTGCTCGGTGCGGCCATTTGAAATTGTACAAGGCATTGTATTAAGTATTAAAGGGGGCAAGCCAAGTGTCGCTACCCCCTTGATTAGTAATTATTAGTTAACTGAGTTTACGATACCGTAGGTAACAACATCCTCAACAGCTCCGTACTGAGCACCACCAACAAATCGCATGATCATTCTCACATTTTGTGAACCATCGATGTCAGCCATGTCGATAACTTTAACCTCATTCAAGTCACTCAATACAGATGTACCGAAGAATAGGTTATCTACAGTTGTAGCAATTGCAGTGTTAGCAGCCAATCCTGGAGCCCAGAATATCTCGATACCATCAATGCTCAAAGCACCTTGGTTGTACCAAGTAGTTGACAATCCACCAACACCAGGAGCAGGAGCTACGTTACCTGTTACACCTGATACAGTAGAGAACCCACCCAATGCACGTACATAAGCCTTAGCAATGTTAGTGGATACATAGATGCGTAATCCTGGGTTACCATAAAGAGCAGCAGGGATAGCATCAACAATCTTACCTAACTCAGTAACTACGTTAAGAGCAGTAACAGTTGTACCGGTTACCTCTTGAGCAGCAGGAAGAGCAGGGTCAAGGGCTACGATAGTAGAGATACCATCAAACGAACCATTGGTTGCAGTTGCACCTGTCCAGAAAGCAGTCTCAATGTTAGCAGCAACACGCTCAGCAACACGAGCAATCATGAAGTCAGCCAAAGATTTTGGCAATTCTTTGAAGTTAGAAAAACCTAACTCAGCACTTTGCCACGTATTAAAGTAGTCGGCCTTACACAATTCCAAATTTACCTGTAGGTCTTTGGTTGTGATGAAACGCTCAGTAAGAGTGATGGTAGATGCATCCGTGAAGGAGCAAGTAGCATTTCTTACAAGGTTAGTATCAGCAACCTTCTGTAAAAGTTGCTTGTAGCGTACATTAGGAAGTACAGTAACTCCACCCTTTTCAATGGTAGGAGCAGATAAAAGAGCAGCAGCAACATACTTGCCTGCAAACTCACCAGCATAAGTGGTAGTAATCGAAGTAGCCATTTTTTGTTATTTGTTTAGTTTAGAAATTATACGATCAAATGTTGATACACCTGCACTTTGACCCCAAGTAAATTGTGGTTGTGCTTGCGGTTTCTCAGGGTTGTGAGCAATGGGCTTAGCAGCAGGCTCATCAACTACAGGAGCCTCTTCCATTACAGGCTGCTCGGATAGTTGTGCCTTCAGTGCCTCATTCTCAGCTTTCAATTCTTCAATCTTAGAGAACAACATCTCTTCAATTGTAGACTTAATTACTTTTTTAGGAGCTACAGGGATAGCCTCATCAGCCATTTCCTCCTCTACCATTGGAGCCTCAGCCTCAGGAGCCTCTTCTACCTCGGGAGCTTCCTCCTCCATCTCTTTAATCTCTGCAATGATGCCCTCTTGAGCTACCACTAACATTCTCCCATCCTCCATTTGGTACTCACCAACAGGTAGAGCAACACGTTGCTCATCCTCAGTAACGATAAAGACCTCCATACCGGCCTCAAATGCATCAGCCTCAAGGATAGTAACCCCATCCATGAGCTTCATTGTAGCTAACTCTACCTTGTTCATGCCAAGGAGGGCAGCAATCCTGGTTAAAATTGTGTTTTCTTTCATGATTTTTCTTTAATAACTCAACTTAATTAACATTGTATACCTTTATGTAGGCAATTTATTGTAAATCAAGGCTGTACTTTGCCTCCGATATTACCAATACCTTGTGCTTGCAGGGTACCATCACAGCACTTTGACCTGTATTTTCCATCCTTGCAGAGGCATCCACGCTTACCACCTTGTGGTGAGCTCTTAGTTTGTTCTTTTTGCTTACTCATTTGCCTTGTCCTTTGTAAAGTTTAACATAATTCTTGGCACCCTTGCTCCGTGATGCTCGGCACTTGGAGTGGATACCTGGTCTTTTTCTCTTTGGTTTCCTCACAAAGGAGATACCTGTGTTGCCCTTAGCCTTGCTCATTGTCTATTTCATTGAGTTTAGACTTGGCCCACATCAATCCTGCCTTACCTCCCCATAGTAGGTAGCTGATATATCCGCAATCATTGCTATCCCCTTGGTTGTAGTACACCTCAGCTCTTGACAGGTAGCTGTACATTCTCTTAATGGTTTCAATGCTCACCTTCTCACCATTGGCTAACTGCTGAGCTCGTATCTTACCCACTTGAGTAGCACACTTATTCCCATTCCTTTCATTCAGTGCTATGCCTCTCTGTGCATTCCTTCTAACTACCGAAGGGTAGTCATTGTAGCTCTCATCTGCTAACTCCTTACCACGTAGCACGCTCTTAATCTGCTCAATCAGGTACTCTCTTTCCTCCTCCATTGTTCTCATGGATGCAAGGTCTAACTTATCAGCGAAGTATCCCTCTATGCTGAACCCTTTGACCTCACCATCCTTTACCTTATTCCATACGCTGTCATTGTTTACCTTCATGCTTATCATCCATGTACCTTTTGGAAGGTCAAATCCATAGATAGAACTCTTGTCCTTGGCAGGGTCCTCAATCAACCAGGACTCAACAACGGTCATGCCATCAATTTCCTTCTCATGCTCATAGGTAGCATTGTTCTGCTTGCCATTCTTGAAGAACATTTCACTTGCTTTGCGTACTGTATCCTCACTGAAGTAGATATAGAACTCACCATGCTTATCATTCTTCCGGTATATCTGCTTGTTAGGTATCAAGGCAGGCCCCATGAGGATCCTTTTCTCACCATCCACGGTTGCAAGCTCCATCTTTTGCTTGCTCAACTTGACAAAGTTTTCCTCAATGGCAGGGTCCTCTACCACACTAACAGCATACACCCCTGTATCCTGGTCATTCTCATCCAATACTAATTCTATTATTTTCATAGCTGTCCTGTACTTATTCTATTTCTATCCAATGCCTGTTGAGTAGTTACCTCTGCACCTACCACGTATGCCTTGACGGGCTGTTGTTGTAGCTGTGCAAGTTGGTTGATACCATTGTTACCTACCACGTTGAAGTTAGGTGCTTGCATGGCACCACCACCACCACCTGCAGAACCACCACTGCCCCCTGTTGAAGATGGAGCATTCACTGAACCTCCTGCACCTATCTCCTTCAATGCCTTGGCTGTAGCTGCAATGTTAGCAGCAATACCAATACCTGTACTAATGTTGTTCAGTGCAATCACCGGAGCTGCAGCTGCACCACTGGTTGCAATGGCTTGAGGAGTAGCCAATGCACCGATGTTCGCAATGTTGTTAGCCTGTATCATCTTAGCAATACCAACAGCAGACTCCACCAATACTGCACCCTTCTGCACTGCCTTAGACTTACCAAATACTTGCTTGAGCAGGTCAACACCTTGCAGAGCTACATCCATACCTTGCTGTTGTATTGCTTGCTTCTGCTCCATCTTAGCCTTTTCAGCATTAAGGTCCTCAAGTCTTAGAGCCTGTATATCTGCATTGAGTTTCTTAGTTGCAGTCACATTGGCTATGTCATACTGCTCCTGTGTTATCTTACCCTCATCAAGTTTAGCAGCTAAATCTGCCACCTCCTGCTTGTATGCCAAGTCACGGATGGCCTTCTGCTTGTCAAAGCCTGCCTGCATTGCATCTACCTTTATCTTCTCACCTTCAAAGAAAGCAGCCAAAGCAGCAGCATCGGCACTCTTCATATCAGCCAATACCTTGGCATCATGGTCCTGTTGTAGTTTGTCATACTTAGCATTGATAGCCTCCTGGTCTTTCAACCGTTGTGCCTCGTAGGTAGCAATGAGTGCACGGTCAGTATCATTGAGCTCTTTCTTACCTTTCTTGAGGTCCTCAATCCTTTGGTTGTACTGCTCATTACTCTCTGCAAGCTCTCTCTGCCTATCATCCTTTATGAGCTTGTTCTGTTCCTCCCTCAATTTACGTGCCGCCTCTGCCTCTTCCTCCTGTTGCTTGAGTAGTTTATCAGCTGCCTCCTGAGCAATGGCTGCACGATCATCTGCTGCCTTTTTATCTATCTCTTTGATAGCTAACTCATAGCCTGCCTTCTTATTCTTAAGATCAATGAGTGCTGCCTCAGTTTCTTTAATACTTGCCTCACCATCCGCTTTGACCTTAGCAGGGTCAAACACAAATGAAGTCAATCCCTCGGCAACAGACTTATTCATTTTGCTTATCTCATCATTGATGCTGAAAGCTGTAATCTTACCATACCCAAGGGCTTCACTTACCATGTTAGCAGCACCAATGGCTGCATCAATAGGTAGTGCCAATAGTCTTAGGGTAGTAGTACCCATTTCTAAACCTATTCGGGCAACAGTCTTAAGTATGTTGTAGTTACGTTCCTCTGCTTCAACCTGGGCTTTGAGGGTAGCCTTTTGTCCTTTGAGCTGTGCCTCAGTTGCAGTTATGGTAGCATCTATCTGCTTAATCTTTAACTCTGTTATCTGCTTTTCACTTTTACCTTGGAGCTTCAAAATGTTATCTTGCTTATCCATGGTATCCATCTTGGCCTTTTGTGCCTTGACATCCTCAGCCACAGCAGCATTGTATTTCTTTTGGTCCTCACTAACCCCCGAAACTGCGGCCTTGATATCATCCCAATAGGCTACAATAGTACCCAATGCCACCACAAGCAAACCAATCCCCGTGGCAGCAATACCACTCTTAATGCCTTGGAGTGCATTCTTAGCTACAGCTCCCAATTGTTTGAAGGCATCACGAGACTCACCAAGGGCTTGCAATCCTTGGCTCAATGCCATAGCACTCTGTACCTTGAGCATGAGCCTTTGTACATCCTCACTCTCAGCACCAAGTAAACCCATGGCTCCGGTAACAGCAGAGAAACCTCCTGCTACCCCACTGAGTGACGAACTTAATGCCTTGAACTTAGCATCAGGGTTGAAGGCATCCGTCAAAGCCTTGGCATCACCAATCCTATCCTTGAGGTCTGCTGCTCTCTTGGCTGCCTCAACAGCCTGCTTAGATGTTGCACCATACTTATCAGCCAAGGCTTGCACTTCCATCTGTGCCTCCTTGAGCTGTGCCTTAAGACTCTTAGTGTTGTCCTTGACCTCTAAATTTACTACCCTTGTTTCTGCCATTCTTTCTTAGCTCTGTTCATATATAACTCACGCATGGCTTGTTTGTACACCCTCTTGGGTGTGCTGTTCAGTTGGTACT